GTTCGTTGACGAACTGCGTTCTGACATTCGTCATATCGGCAAGCAGCGTCGATTCGTTCAAGCTCTTGGGCGTAGTTGAAGTATTGGCCCACGTGCCACCGTCGTAGGGATGCAACGCAGAGAACAAAGCCTGGCCATCACCGATGATGGAATTCTGGTACGTGGTACCAAGATTGAGAATGTTGGCGCCCTGTATTTCCTTGAACTGCGCGAAGGCTTCTTGCAGTTTCAGATTCGTTGGGTTGAATTGCGCCTTGTAAAGATTGTCGTCGATGGCTTTGCGGGTGATGGCGTAGCCGAGCGCGACTTCCAGATGCACGAATGCCCAAGTAAATCTTTCACCAGCGTTGTTGTCGAACTGAGTCGCTGCGCCCTCGTCTTTCAGATACGGCAGAGCTACAAAGGCCATCTGCGTGGAGCGTTCGACCGCCATGTTCGATTTGTGCGTGGTGAAGACCTTGTCCCACTGTCGCGGGATCATGTCATAGGAACCCCTGACATCGAACAGGCCAGGCAGGAGTTCGGAGCGGATATTAGCAAGTGCGACGGGCATTTATCTGCTCCTTATGAGATAACGACCCAAAGGGTCTTTGACATTTTTCGGAATGAAACGGGTTTGTTTGATCCGACTCCGACTGCACATGCGCTGGAGTTTTTGCCGTCGTTGACCGGGAGCGTTCCGATTCGCTCGTCTTTGTTCGGAAACACCGCGACATCCGGACCAGTTGAGGCCGGGTCGCGATGAACTTCGACGACCGAAAGATCGGCCGCGTCTTTTGGTAGCTTGACACCATTCCACCGATGCACCCTCACCGAACCAGTCGTCTTGACCATGACGACAGTGAGGTCGCCTGTTGCGACGATTTGTTCCTTGCCGGGTGGGATGGTTTTGCCGTCAGCGACAGGGATTTCCGATGTCGGAGTTTCCAGAGGCTCAACGATCAAATAAGCCGCCTTTGGTTTTGTTGGTTCGACAGGAGCAGGGGGAGTAATCGGCGCCGATGGAACAGCCGGAGGCGCTGTCGGTTGCGAAAAAATCGACGGGGTGGCCGGAGTAACGACAGGCCCGACGGTTCCCGGCGCAGGAGGGGACGGCGGTGCGAGCGGGTCAACGATTGGATCAGCCATTGTCGTTCCCCTTAGTTGCCGACGTTGCTGCGGTGAATCTGGAAGTTGAAGCCGACGATGGCCCAGTTGTATGGGGTGGTCGGATCGGAACCGTTTCCGACGCCGGGGTAGAGTCCGAGGATTCGGAATGGAAGGAAAGACGCCGTTGTGCCCGTCGTCGTTGCGGTCGATTGATCGATGGTCGCGACCGCGAAGCCGCCGCCGACCGTGGCGCAGGCGCCGGTCGTGAAGTTGATGACGTTGCCGATGTTGGTGGACACGATTGCGGTATTAAGCGCAGCTACAAGGAATTTGGCGTTCGGCGCGTCGATGACGTAGGCCGTGGCGTTCTGGGCCGTATTGCCGGGATAGTACGGCGACCACTGCGGGGCGCCTCCACCTGACGGGATATATTCGCAGCCCTGGAATATGCCGATAAGCGGAGTGGTAGTTGAAAGGGCACCCGTGGCCTGGACGATGAAGGCCGAGGTAGCGTTTGCGGCAATAACAGCATCACCAAAACCAATCGTCGAAGCGTTCGTGGATTGGATGGCATAGCTGGAAAGTTGATAATCGGGAGCACCCCCGGACAGATAGCCCTGGTGCTTGAAACCAAATGTCGCTTGCGTGTTTGCCACGGCAGGACTCCGAGCGGGGTTTTTGACCCGACCCGGCAGGCGCTGCCAGAGTGTGGGAGGGTGGAACCAAACCGGCGCGGCTTGGTCAGATGGAGAGGGTCAATCCCCCGGCGCGGGGGAAGCCTCTTTGAATGTCTCGTATGTTGAATCTATTTTTTGAAAGCCGTCAAGAGATTCTTTTTGAGGAAGGTGTGGACAAGTGTTTGGGTCACGAGAGGGCCTTCGTGGGATTGGCGCCGGACTCGGTCACCCATCGTCGTTTACCAGAAAAACGGATGTGGTGGCGGCCAGATCAGCGACGTTATCCAAGTCAGTAAACAGGCCAAAACGACGCCGGCGCCGATGACGCCAATGAGCGGCCAGTTTATCCTAACCGTGGACAACGGGACCAAATACCTGCCAGCCGAGCAGTCCAAACAAAACGAACTCGATGACGCCGCCGCCGGCCATGTGTGCGGCGTACTGACCGCCCATGCCGCCGAAATTAACGCCGGCCCAAATCAAAACGCAGATGACCCATATAACCCAAAAAAGTAAACCGCGTGACATGACCAAATCTCCTAATGCTAAGGGGCAACGCGCCACACCCAATCTTGTTCCATCCACAAACTGACGTATGTCGCACGAAAGAATTGAGCCCGGCGCCAGCAGGCGCCGTTTCGGTATCTGGTGCGGCGGTCTGACATCATCCTCTCCATGGCCAAGCCGAACCGCAAAGTTTTTCAACGGCTTCTTTAGGCGTAGGCAGACTATCGGCGCAAATGCCATCCCACACTTTCGTCTTGCCGTTCGGAGCACCCATGTGGGTGCCGCTTATATCGTGGGTAAAGCCGCAGTATTTGCAGACCCATCGCCGCTCTGTCGCATAGCGCGCGCCAGTCTTGGCCAAGAGCGCAAAGAATTTTTTGGTTTTTTCGTTCGGCAGACAATCGCTCAGCAAATCGCACCATCCACCATGTGGTTTCCATGTCCCGACTGCTTCACAGTTCGGGCACCTTAGGCGGTCACGCAGCCCCACCAACATCAAAGTATCGAAACACTGATGGAGGATGCTATCGCAAATCGACCAATTACGAGCGATTGGGTGACCGCACTGAGACTGAGTACGCGCGAGAAGACGATGACCCATCATGCCATCTGCCTTTGCTGCTGCGGCCAATGTCTTTCCGCAGGAACGCCGACGACTGTTTGACCGGGCGGAACGTCTTTCGTCACTACAGCCCCAGCGCCGACCGTAGCACCTTCGCCGATCGTCGATTTCATGACGGTGGAATGGCCGCCGATAATCGCATAGTCCTTCACGGTCACTTCGCCCATCAGCGAAGCTCCAGCCATGATCGTCACACCGTTTCCAATTTCACTTTGATGCTCCACCGAGCTTGTGGCGTGCATCATGCACCAATCGCCTATCGTCACTTCGTCGCCGACGTTCACGTTCGTCAGAATTTGCGCGCCGCGGCCGATTTTTGTTTCTTCGCCGATATGGGCGGTTTGGTGGATGACGGAAACGGGTTCTAACCCTAACCGAACCAGTTGCTCAGAGAGTTCGGCGCGGCGCTTGCCGTTTGACCCTATGGCGACAATAAAATGAGAACACGACTGCTTGGCGGCGGTGATGGCATTATCCAATTCATAAAATAAGAAACAATTTAACCACGGCGCTTCGGTTGTTTTATCGGCGTCGTAAACTACGGGAAATTCGTGCAGAACTCCGACGTGCGGTTCGGCCATGATGATTCGGCGCAGAATGCGAGCGTGGCATTTGGCACCTACTGTGAATATTTTCATCGCTTGGCAAGCCTCTCTAAGGCCACCTTAAATTCCTCGGCGGTTTGTTTGAGGATTTCGAGAGATTTTTTGCTGATTGTCATATTTTCACCGGCTGCGCGAAAGTCTTTTCAGTTCCTTTTGGATCAACAATACAGACCTCCACGTCGTTTCCCACTTTTCCGACAACAAGTTTCCAATCATCGTCGCTGCGGCGAACCATGGTCTTGCCTACGGAATGCCATTTCTTCCCCTCGAAGCGCGCGGCTTGATACTTCAAACTGGACTTTTGTCGAAGGGCAAAATAACTTTCTATCAGTTCCTTTTGGCGTTCGCTGAACTGGCTCATACAGCCCTCAACGCTTCCACCCACGCCGCAAGTTCATTCTCCTGCGGCGCCCATGGCGGAATCTCCATATTATGTCCAGGCACGAACGGGCCGTTGGTGGTTTCGTGAACCACGACCACGTCATCAAGCGGAATCACGGTATGCCAGATTGGTGCGGCCATGCGGAAGACTATCGGCGCCTGCGGTCCCCATTTTGTTTGAAGGGGATCGCGGCCAAGCGTTACTCGCCGCGTGGGACTGCCGGCATCATCGAAGCAAATCACAACGACACGCCCTCGAATCACGTGCATCGACTCGCTCTTACCCACATGCCGATGCGGCATGTTCAGCGAATCCTTGCGGAAAGCGATGATCATTTCGTGCAACAGATCATCGTCCGAATTGTGCAAGTTGAGCCTAGCGCGGCGCTTGGGCTCTGTGCCCGCAGCTTCAATGAGCATGTCGATTGTAGCGTCGTCCACTTCGATGAGCGGGCCGATGTTGCGAAATACGGCAGTCATCGGCGGTCCCGTTCATAATCATTCGTCAGAACAAACCACCAACACAATCCAACTCCGAAAAACGCCAACACAAAGAGAACGGTAAGTCCAAACGCATTGCCGCATGGCAACTGAAATGCAGACGAGAGTTGTTCACAAAATTGATTCATCGGTAAAACTCCGCGATGCTATTGACCACATGCCAAATCTGCTCGTCTGACATTTTTTCGTGGCACGGGATGCAGAGAACTCGCTTCATCAAAGCACCCGCGTTTGCCCAAGTTCCACGCGCATTCCCTTTGTAAAGCGGCTGCTGCGGCATCAAGATAGGATGTTGAATCTTAGTCTCGATTCCCTTGATCGCGAGATAGTCTTTCAATTTGTCGCGCTGGTCTGCCTGAATTGTGTAGGTATAATAAGCCAGTTTTTCATGTGCCCATTCCTTCGGGGTAGAGACGACCCCCTTTAGTCGTTCGTCGTAGAAATGTGCGATCTTGCGCCGAGTATCGAGCAGTTTATTGAAATTAGCCAATCGGACAAGCAACATCGCGGCTTGGATCGTATCGAGGCGATGATTGCCGGACAGTTCGTGGCAGACTTCCTTGTTCCAAACACCTTGATAGCGCAGTGGGTCGAGACGTTTGTAAATCTCTTTGTTGTCTGTTGCGATAATTCCAGCTTCGCCGAGCGCACCTAGCATCTTCATCGGATTCATGCTGAAACACGCCACGTCGGCGCGGAATCCGGGCGTTGTGTCATTGAACGTTGCACCGAACGCTTGCGAGGCATCTTCGATGACTTTCAGATTATAGGTGTTTGCGATCATTGCGATGTGATCGACGGCACACATGCGCCCAGCCCAGTGGACCGGCATGATGGCTTTGGTTTTTGGGGTAATGAGGTGTTTGATTTCTGTCGGGTCGATGTTGAGGTCGTCACCTATGTCGCAGAAGACCGGCTCCGCGCCGACCATGCGGATGGCGTTGGCGGTTGCGACGAACGAGAGGGCCGGGACTATAACCTCGTCGCCTTTGCCAATGTGGAGCGCGCGGAGCGCCAGTACGAGGGCGTCTGTGCCGGAACTTACGCCGATGGCATATTTGCGGCCTAGTCTTGCGGCGAAGGCCATTTCGAAGGCGTGGACTTCGGGACCGTTGACGAGGCGGCCGTGTTTCAGGACGTTCTCTGTTGCGCGTAGGAGTTCGGCGCGTCCTGATTCTGGAACGCATAAGTCTAGGAACGGCACGTCGATAATTTTGTTTTTATTCAATCCTTCGTTGATGTCATACATCGGAAAAATCCCGGACTGATATTCACGGTCGCTGATGGTGGTCCTTTCGATCATCGGTCACCGTCGCGCCGCGCGCCCGTTGCCGCGTTTCTTTTGATTCCGCTTGGTTACCGCAGCCGCGCGGGCGATGAATTCCTTGGGGGCCACGTCTTCATCGTGCATGTGCATTTGCAATGCCGATGGCAAATGCGGCGAGGAACTGTCAGTTGTCTGAATAATAGGAATACTAACAGGTGACGGCAACGGCTGCTGTCGCGCCTGTTCTGCCGCCGCAATCTGCTGGTCCTCAATCGCCTTCTGCATCGCCGCCTGCTGCTGCGCTAACGCCTCTTGTTGGGTGACGTGTTCCAGATAGCACGCGCCATAATCGTAAGGCCCCACGTGCGAGATTCGGTAGCCGACCGCCGCCCACACCTGGCCTCCGCATTGCCGCCAGCGAATACAGAACGACAGGTCTTCGCTGACCACCCCGCGGTCCGGAATGGTCATCTTGTCGAAGACCCGAAGAAGGCGATTCGCGCCAGCCGATTGCAGAATCTTGGCGTAGGGCTGTAGACCAATTTTAGTGTCAATCAGTTCAGGAAACTTTTGCAGCATCGCGGTTATCACGTCGCGCCGAATCAGCGTGACGCCCATACCCACACCCTCAACCTCCATGAAATTGCCGCGCCGTTGTGTTTCTCTTTCGCCGGTTCCTGATCCAGCCCACGAAGTCGGAAGGTTTCGCTGCGGATAGATCGCACCCACGACAGGCTCATCGAAATGGAACATATCGAGGACCATTTCGGGAGAAAAACCCATGTCGGAATCTATGAACAGCAAATACTGATTATCCGGCATCGTATCGTACCAGATAGTCGTTGCCATCGAGCGAAGTTCAGCGATGTCCGGAAACGAGAGAGTCGAGACCGACCCTGCAATAGACTTCTGCGCAAATGCCTGTTGCAGAGCGTGTGTGGTCATGAAGGTTGCGGCCGAAATGATTTGGCCGAAACCGGGGACGAACATGAAGACTTTGCGCATGATTTTTCAGACTTTCTTTGCGGCGTCTAAGTCGTGACAGCACTCCAAATATTTGTAGTTCACATAATAGGACCATCCGTAATCGACATTGCGACCTCCTAACGGCAATTCATTCAATCTCTGTCGGTACATAGAATCCAAATTGTGCTGATTTGTCGGTTTGTTAAAGCCAAAAAACTGCCAATGGTTCGGCGGCTTAATCGGCGTTGCACCGGCAAATAATAGAGACAAACCAAACATCACCCAAACGCCCGCGGAAACGACAAAATCTTATCCGGCACAACCAACAAATCGTGAAACACCTTGGCCTGCTGCGGCTCCATCCCCTCAAGCATCTTCGGAATTAACGCCACGGCCTTTTCCTTCACGCGCAAATACCTTTCATCCTTGAGAGAGTTTGCCGACGCCATCGCCTCAAGCCCGCGCGCTTGCGCGCGGACATTATCGTTGATCCATTTCGAACGATATTCGACGCGGAGATAATTGGTTTGTAGCCGAGCTTTGTGCAGGGCATCTTCGCCAAGATGATCGATGACACCAATAGCCTCTTGCCGCCGCAACATCACCGCGGCATCAAACCATGTGGCCCACCAAGCCGGCTCGCGCATTTCCTGCGTCTGACCAACCTTGCGCTGATCGCTCCGAACATCGGCATGAACGATTCTCCCCGTCATATGCCCAATATCATCAATCCAATGATCGCAGAACCAATACGGAAAATACTCCGGAAGGATGTAGCCGAGTTTTTCCACCCACTTTCGCGTGGGGCACATGATCGATGAAAAAGAGGCATTCGACATATGGCCGTAGACCATGCCAATTCCGTCAGGAAACAACTGCTCAGCGTCAAGGATTTTTGAATCGTAACCCTGCGTCACCACCGGATCGTCATCGCCGCCAATCATGTAAACGTCCGCCGGTTCTTTCATCGCGCGATTCCACTTTTCCGCGATGGTGTCTTCGCGTTTGTTGATGTTCACCTTTACGCGCGGATCGAGTTTGGTTTCGGTCAAAATGCCGAGCGTCGCGTAATCGTCCGCGTCCACTTGGAGAATCATTTCCGTGTTCGGATGAGTCCAATTGGCGATGGACTGCCGGATTGTGGACAGGAGTTTTTGCGGGCGGTTGCGCGTGGCGAGAGAGATAAGCAGTTTCATTTAGGTCACGAGAGGTTGGTGATTGCGGTGAGATCAACGGAGTTTTCGGTAAGAAAGAATTTTGTTCTTGGTCGCAGGTTCCTCGCGTCGAAATATTTCCCGTATTTCCCCAGCAACATATTTCGAAAACACAGTAACAATAATCCAACGGGGAACATCCAATAAAATATCACACCATTCATAACCTTCCCTCATTCTCATTCGCCCGGTTCGGCCAGCTTGTGAGACGGCATCGGAACATCCAGCGCCGGATCGATCGACATCCGCAAGTTACCGCCTGTCCCGCGATATTTCCCACCCATTTCAATGCCATCGCGCATCGAGTTTTTCAGATTGGCTTTGCCGCCCATCAACGATTCGTCACGGTCGCGCATTTGCTGGATCGCGTTGCGCTGATCCTCGTTGCGTGCGTCTTGGCACATTTCGGAGGGGCGCTCCATGAGCATTTGATCGCGCACAATGACCGGACCATCTTCGCCTTTCGGCAGGAAGAAACCGTCATGGCGCTTTGCTGGAACAGGACGCCATCCGTTTTGAAAAAACTCGATATTCTGCGAGCGAACGACTTCCTTGTTTCCCACAGCGGCGGTTGCGCACCACTGATATTCCCAACCTTCGGGCGGAAAGTTCTTCGGGACGAAGAACGGGTCTAGGCCGCTCTTGCGCGGGCGCGAAAGTTCTTCGCCGTCGCGGCCTTGATAGACGCGCGGACCGCTGCGCACCGGATCGCGCGGTTGATTGCGGCTACCGCGGGGGCGGCCTCGGCGCGCGGGCGCACTGTCGTCCAGCATATCGGTTTCCGGTTCTTCATTCATCGGTATTCTCCTGAAAAAAAATTATGAAGGCGTTGCAACCATGATTTCGTCTGGACAATAACCTTGGGCGGCGGCGGCATCAGTTCGCGCGGAGTGGGCGGCAGTTCCGGAACGAATGGTGGCATAATCTTTTTTGCCAAGCCGGGATCGCCCATCGGAATCGTTTTGACTTCGCTCACGGCGTCTGCGGTCTGCTGTTGCATCCTCACACCGCCAGAGAATTCACCAAAATTCTGTCGCCAGTTTTCGACGTTCTTTTCCGTACCGGCAATTCGTTCGGCTTCCTCATCGCGCGCCTGGGCGTGACAAAGTAGGACATTTCCCTTCACCCTCACCGGATAGGGAGCGTGCCACTGTGCCGGGACCGGCATCCAACCAGCGTCGAGGAGTGCCTTGTGAAAAGTATTGGGTTCGCCCACTACCTTTTCAGCCGACCATTGATAGGTCAACCCGAGCGGCACCATATGCTTCGGAAACTCGAACGGATCAGTTCGTTTGACGGGAGTCGGGGTCATGACTACTGCTCAGTCAATGACTTGTCGTACTGCCCACTTTCTTTCAGCGCCAATTTCCGCCGCGCCATTTCCTGGACGCCAATCGGATCGCCTTTCTTGAATCGCTTTTGTCCGGACGGATCATCATAATTCCAAATCAAGGTGCCATCCGTGGCCGACCGCGCTTCACGCGCTGACAATCTCACTTCCGTCCCTCCACTCACCCCGCCGGCAGAACTTGCGACGGGCGCCACAGGTGCCGATGCAGCGCGGCGTTGAGTCTGTCCGTTGCCGTTTGCGGTTTTGCCGTTGGGTTTTGTAACGTCCAAGAATTTGTTGACGTGGTCGAAGTATTCACCGCTGCCAGGCTTAAGCCCTTCCGCTCGCGCGTCCGAATCGGCGGCATTGAGTTTTGCGGCCCGGCGGCCTTGCGGATCAAGCGCAAGCGCCCTTGCGTCGTCGGCATGTTCGCGCAACCACGCCTGCGTTCCGGGATCGCGACCTTGGATAAATGCTTCGACCGGATCAGCTTGAGTCTGCGACGCTTCGGTTCTCTGCTCACGCCGCTGCGGTTGGTTTTTCTGGACTTCAAGATCAGCTTTGGCTTCCGTGAGGCGCCCAAGAGTTGAGCGGGCATCGGCGAGTTTTTCCTGTGCTTCTGCCGCCTTGTTCCAATCGCCAGCCTCCATTGCGGCTTTGTATTCGGTCTTTGCAGCATCGGAGGCAGATTGAGCGGCGGACAAACCTTGTTCGACTGTCCCAAGGCGTGTTTCGGTAATTTCCGTGCGCGTCTCCGCGACTTCACGTTGTGCGGCTTCCGCCCGCTGCGTTGCCGCGGTTTCCCTCTGTTGTGCGGCAAGCCTGTCGGATTTTTCCCGCGCCGTTTCCGCTTGCAGTTCCGTCAACTGCACCTTGAGTGCATCGGCAACGTCGGTTGTTTGCTCGCCGGCTTTCTTTTCCGGTTCCTCTTTTTCGATTTCGACTACGATTTCGTCGTCAGCCATTGGTGCCATCCGTCAGGAAGTTTTTGTGTCACGAGAGGTTGGTGATTCCGGGGCGGTCACCGCCGGCAGCGGCGCAAACATATGCCCAATATACTCATCCCCGCGTGATTTCATGAGATTATGAATCGCGCGATAGTCCATATCCTCAAAGCTGTTCGGCGGAATTATCGCATAGCCTTCGGGCGTAAAGAACTCCTTCCCCTTTCGGATCGCGGGCAACTGCGTATCCATATGAGCGTAACGGATCATGCAGTTGCATTTGTCGATGGACGCCTTAGCCATATCCTTATCCACGCTTCGACCGAGCGCAATAAGCCGGTCTGTATAAGGATTGTTGACCGAGTCCGGTCTATCAACAACCGCAGGACTATCGTGACCCGAATCAGCCATCAGAAAATACTCTCCGGATCAGCCACCCGCCCCATCACCAGCGTATCCTCGATCAGTCGGCACGAGCTGCCATCGAGCGCGGACTTTTCATCCACGAAAAAAAACTCATGAGCATCCGACGCTTTATACATGATCCAGTCGCCGGCTTTGACCGTGACGCCGCCAAAACTCTCCGGCGTCTTGCCTTTGAACGCCGTGGGACCAACCTTGAGAACCATCCCGATCTTACCTTGGAAACGATCTTCGGCGCGCGTTCGGTCACCACCGATGATAATGCCGCCCTTCGTCATGTCGGAACGCACGTAAGTTGCGATCAGAATCAGATTGTGAAAAGGCTCGAAACTTTCGATATTGTCCTTGCCGATCGCATCAACCAGAACGGTCCTAGCGTCTTTGCCTTTGCCGATGGCTTCGGCGATGTCGGAGAGTTTGCGGACGGAAGTAACGCTCATTCTCTGTTTCTTTCCTGCGATTCGGTTTCAACGTCAATGCAATGCTGAATAGCGTTGTCGATGCCTTCCAGACGACCAGCGCGGCGCGAATAGTCACCCCAGTCTTTCGCAAAGGCTAGTTCTTCAACCAAATCCTTACGTCGTTTCTCAAGCCGCTCACGAACCGTCCCCGCCACCGCAGGGTGATCGACCGCGAAAAAGCGTACCGCAGAGGGTTGCTGGGTTGCCATCCTAAAACACGCGAAGTTGAACAGTTAAGATTTGTGTCACGAGAGACAGGGACTACGGTGCGGTCACCAATCCGCACCGACTCAATTAGCCAGAAAGCGACGCGGCCTCAGCACGGCCCACGGCGTTCATGGCGACACAGCTATCGAACGTGTCGCACGTT